GCCGATTGTGCCTTACATACGTCATACACACCACAGTTCTACACTAACAACCTAAATAAATTGGTCTTCACAAATCGTTTACAGCGGGAACCCCTTTATTGTCTTATAGACAGGGATTAACCAGGCTCTCAACGGGAGATTCATGACCAACTAAAATGTTGTTGTTATTGACGTTTCACTAGCATTGTAGATGCTTTACTTCAACCCACCCTATATGAAGTCCAGAAACTGTGTGTTCAACCCAAATCAAGTTCAGCCAGATGGCGAACATAAGGGTTGGAACTACGATCACCAATAGTGGCAGTCCGAAGATGCGAGCACACCTCAACAACTTCATGAATAGACATACCATAATGATGATTGTAGTAAAGAGAGACCCCATTCCAGTCAGTGGGTAAATGCTTTCCAAGCTGGTGTTTGTACGGATTATACTCAGTTATAATCGTACCATTTCCAGCTGAGTCAGCAAGTCCAGAACCTAAAGCATACAGCACGGGGTCAATGTTGCCGTAATGCAATAAGGTTTGTGAAATACCTCTAGTCCACGCAAGTTGATCACGTGGATTTCGGTCCTTCATATCCCAGGCTATCTTGCTCAGTAATCGACCCGGTTTAGGCATCAATACATAACTGTCTCTCCAAGGAAAGAATCTTCCAGAACAAAAGCCAACGTCAAGAGGATTTACCTTCAACTCAACAACGACTTCCATTCCCAGTCCAGTGTATTTATCCTTAATCGAGCCGACACCGCCAAGAATATCGATTTCAGATTGCAAAGTTACAGTGACAGAGTCATCACCACAGCCAATAGTAATCCAGTCTCTTCCAAAACCGTGAATATCATACTTCATAGCTGCGTTAACAATAGTGTCACCAACAGATGTGTCAGGCCAACCAGATTGCATAGTATACGGCACACTATACTTTGTACCCCTAGTTCCACGCCCCTTACTAATTTTACGTTGTAGTGCCTTAACAACGCTTTTCTTCGAAATTTTCATTCGATAGAACTGTGTAAGAAAACCGAAAGCTCCTTCGGTAATATGCATGTCAAACCGGGATTGATCGTCCTCAATTATAACCACTCTGTCCCCCGCCTTACAACGACCTTGCATCGTATGTATGGCTCGACCAAAATACTCACCAATGGTGTTAGTATTCAAACCACAAGTGTAGATGAACTGCCTTCCATCTTGTACATCCTTGTAATTAAATCCACGGCCTTCTTGCCTTGGAGTGAATGCTGACCGGAATGCCTTTGCTAGCTTCCGTAACCATGGACCACAAACACGAGTCATCCATATAGGACATCCTTGAATCCAACGGGGATCCTTAAAGATATAATCCAATACAGGCTTAATCTCTCGTTTGACAAAACCCTTAGCAGTCTTGTCTGTACATTCATCCATGTTCTTAAAATTTCTCAGCAATTCTTCACGTCGATTGGGGGGAAAAGTCTTAACAAATTCGTCGATTGGAACTGGTTGCCTAACTGTTCTCAACCTGTTGAAATAAGGTAAAACTTTCTTTGTAAGTTTGCGCCAAGCACCTAAAATTTGGGCGGGGTTAGAATGTTGCGGCAGCGCTTTGCCTACACGTCCAATGATGGATGCATGCTCATTACAAGAACATTGTCTGTAAACGGTAGCATCAACACCAGCTATTCCCCACATGCATCTTGCCCCAAATTTTGGAACACAAAACGGGTCACTCCATTTGACTTGGAAACCTCCATTAAGTGATACAGGTGCTTGCGATTGGTGATCATCTAAACATATGTCTGTAACCACGATACACAACCTCTTAGACGCACGCTTGGCATCAATCTTATGTTGTGAATTTACAGTGTAGCGATGATCGCAACACACGTAGTTATAAGCATAATGTATAATTATCGACCAGAGTATCCCTAAATCCCACCCCATCTTATAAAGAACAGAGTGACCTATAAAGAGATATAGCCATGCCGGTTTGTCGATGCTTTGTCGATGATTCCATTCAAATGTCGCCCATAAAAGGACTGAGATCAAACCGGCCATAAGGTTCATAGGCGAGTCATGACAAGTGTCAGGCCTCCAGCAAAACCAACCAGTTATAAACGACCACTTCAACCAATGATGCAACAATCGTTTAATAATCTCCTCAAACAGAGGAAGTAAAGCAAGGTACAACCAATAGCAAAATGCACCATACTTCTCAACAGCAGTAGGTACACAAGCTTCCATATGGCTCTCATAGTACGATAATTCTTCAAACGGCCCACCAAAAGCTAGGTCGTGAAAATCGGATAAGCGGTTGAATCCATCCATAAACTGAGTTGTATAAGGTCTCGCCCTCATATTAGCCGTATTGTGTAAAACACGCTGTCTGACTGTAGCCTGACGCATTTTACAAACCTCTTTACGGGTTTCCTCAGTTAAGTGAATGACTGTTTGGCCAACATCTTCATCTTGGAATTCGTGTAATCGCTGTACACGAGCAAGTTGTCCTAATTGAAGAACCACTGCATTATATTCCTTGACATTAGTCAAATCACGGGTCGCCCACATGACTTGTCCTTTTGCATGCAAGTCAAGATAGATATCCGCCGCTTTGTCTGCCCTGATTTGTTCAACTGATGGAGGAGCTGGTGCGGGCACACCATCTTCCTTCTCGTCATCAGAAGGAACTTGCACGACGGGACCACCGTCGTCAAGTTCACGATCCTGTGCAACAGCCATTGCTAGCTGTGCAGGACCTCGAACACGGGTTGGACAAGCACTAGATTTGTGCCCATCCCCACCACATGTGAAACAACCACGTCGATCGCGATTGATTCTTCCTTGGCCCTTCACAGGACCATGCCCTTTTGGAGGGCCTTCACCAGGATAGCCTCTGGTGGCATCAAAAGGAGTCTTCTTAACACCTTTTGGCTTACGGTCGAACACATTCTTGCCCCAAGTATTAACTACAGGTTGCAAGTGTTCACGACCTCTGCGCTTACGCGATTTATTACAATTCGAACGATCAGTCTTAGATCGTGAGTTGTTTACTAGTCTCAAGCGCGATTTCTTGCGACTGTGATCCTCTTTAGGATCAAATTGCCCAACAATTAATGTTTTAGGCCGAGATGGCGGATGATTCCTGACTACATGAACTTTAAATTCATCAGGACAGTGTTGTTGCAACACTGGTTCCTCTTTGTTTTCACAAACAAGGTTGTCGTTAGTTAACGAGGCATAAATGCGAGTCGAACCTTCAACAGGGGTGCTCTTAAGAGAGCAGTTCATCACAAACTGCTGCGGATGGAGCTCATCCGTCATAACGAATATCCGTACTCTCCGTTCTGTGGTGGGTAGTGACAATTTAATGCTCACCCCAAAGAATTAGTATATCACCCTTCGTACGGAAAAGATGACTTGATTCACACCAACATTACGTGGATTTTATCTAAAAATCATAAAAGCCTTTGTGACCCAGGCCGGCCCCCTTTTATACTAAAAGGGTTAAGTCTCCGAAAGGGAGGACAGGGAAGAAAATTGTCTATTGAGAGACAATGGCAACCTAGCCTTATACGTAGCTTAACGAAATCACACTCACAAGAGTGGATTTAAACTAGCCTTTTACGTAGCTTAACGAAAATTACTCTCGATCTCGGCTAAACACTTACAAACTGTGTTCGCTCTGAGATTAAGTTCCATCAGGTGTCTCCTTAAAATCACTAGACGGTGGATATACCCCTCCAAGCGGTTGATAGCTGAGTGGGCATTCGGGAAATACTGTCATAGTGTTTGCTGGGTTAGGTTCCACTAAACCTTGTTCGTAGGTATTAAGTTTCTGGCCGGTTATAGTCCTTGGTTTCATGAGTAATACATCATAAGTTATCCAAAGCTCACCTCCGACGAAGAAATCTTGAGAACCAGTCCCAAGAATTTCCATACGACCATGATCATATGTCTTAGGATCATAGTTTTCCGCAGCACCAATACCAAAACGAAACCAATCAGCACCACCTGATGGATAAAGTTTATCAAAAGCCACTCCATTAGTACGAATCCAAAGCGGCATAATTGGTGTCGCATTCGGTTCACACTCTATGAAGTGTAGAATATTCTCCGAAGGTTTACCTCCAGAAGAATAGAAATGGTTTAAAATCCGTTGTTTACTACGGAAATTACCCTCTAACACATCATAGTGGGTTGCAAATGAGAATGTTCCGAGTGCTGCATTAGTCGAAGACACAGCATTGCCACTCGTTGACTTAAACTCAAAAGCAACTCCCAAAAGCTTATATTGCTGGAAATTGGCTGCAATATTTGCTAGCCAAGGAAATGTCCGACCGTCTCCGGGATTAAGGACAAACGCATAATAAGTTGGATTGGCATCAGTTCCTGTGACTAAGTCAGCCAGAAACTCTTTATGGCTAACTCGGATTGCACCCTGGGAATTGGTGTGCATATCAGGAACTGAAGGTGAGGCGCCTAGAAGGGAATTGGCTACAATGGGTGGGCTAACCTCATAAGCACCCATGCCAAATATCTTACCGATAGCACTACCAGCAAGATTACCGAGGGTGGAACCTATCTTATTAAAGATATGTCCCTTCTTCTTAGCAGCAACTCCGACGGCAGAGTCTTGACTTACGACTCTTCCACTACCACCAGAATTGGCTTGATTCCAACCCTCATCATCGGCCAACCGCCTTGGTGGCCTGCGTCCTCTGCGTTGACGCTTACGCTTGCGGCCTTGAAGCTTGCCGCCCTTACGCTTTCTGTTAGGAATCCATCATACGTCGTGTGCACTGGATCGAGAAATCACACAACGGTTGAGAACACACTCTTTAAATGGTTTACCGATTCGGTTAAGAAACAAACAATCAGGTGTTCAAATTCTGAAAGATACTTCATTAACTATTCGGGCCAGCAGTGTAAGGCAGTGTGAGATTAAACAACCTCTCCATATACACCCAATAAAGAAAACATCACTAGTAAGTCGATGTAAAGAACGAAAATCAATTCTTTTAATACAAGAAAGCCCCAGTGCCTAGCACATGGGTGAAAGAACAGTTTCC